TCCAGGTAATGTTGTGATTTCTGTTCCTCTGCCACCTTCTCTACGAGGTAAGAAGAAATCTTCAAGCATTGATTTATGTTTTCTGTCATCACGAACTTCTCCGTTATCAGCATCGTATACAATCTTGTTACGATATTGAGACATCATATTTCTTACATATTCTTCTGCTTTACCTCTTGGAAGGTTACCCACATCGATATAAAAAATTCTACGTTCAGGTGCTCTAGATATACGATAGATAACTAACGCGTCTTCAAGCATTCTTAATTGATTTACAATCTTAACTGATTTGTGCAAGTGAGATAATACACGACTTCTACCGGCATCCATTATACCACTATTAGTATGAATGATAGCCTCAGGTGCTACTTTGATTCCACTAATAGAATCAGCACTTCCTGCAGAAGCATTTCCAACGGCCTCTTCACTATACACATAAAATTCTGTTTCTGTTTCAGTAACTGTGGCACCGGTAAGTTTATCAGATTTCTTTTTAATCTCACGAACCTTTCTCATATTGATAGGGTCTACATAACGCAAATCCTTAATGCCTTCTTTAGGATTGCTACTATCAACTACAATGTGAAAATAAATCTTACCATCAATATACCATTTTCTGAAATAGTCTGCGCCATATTCTGAAAACTTAAATTTATTATAGATATGGTCAAATTCATTTAGAATCTTTCTTTTTAATTCTGTTTCGTACTCTAATTCATCTACGTTGAGAGATACTAGAGAACCGACATCAGAAGCAACAATAGCTTCATTTACAATATCGTCAATTGCCGTATCGGCTTCTGGTTGTTCAGCTGCTGCACGATATTTAATAATCATATCTCGGTCAGTATGCTGAGTACCTGTTCCGTCTATATCATAATATTGTCCGAAATATCCTCCTGCCGCTACGGTTGTTACGCCGGTGTCATCGACGGGTGGCACAAAAGATTTTATACTATCTTCTTTTTCTATTTCGTTTTCGTTTTTATCAAAACGTCTTTTTATTTCAAATCCGAATAATTCCATATCTACTATTTATAACATTTAACAGTTTTATTTATATAAAAAAACTCCACCCATTTCTGAGTGGAGTTTAGATTAATACTTAACCTACTAAGTGGTTGTATTGGATTCCCAGTATTGATAAGAAATCTCTACGGTGTATTCTTCAATTGCATCGTTAGTATCGTAACTTAAATCGATTGATGAAACGGTTGTTGGAAAACCTCCACGAATTGTGTAAGTTTTTGTAACCTCACCATCTTTTCCAAGTTGCTCTACGGTCATGTCTGCTTGGTAATCACTTGGATTTGCTAATCCAGTGTTGTTAACGTGTTCGTTAATACCATTTAGCCAAGTCTCAAATGAATTTCTTACTTTCATTTCAGAATCGTTAATAACTGTAATAGTCCATGGTTCAAATGTTCTATCACCAGCAATCTTTAATTGACGACCGCGGAATGGAACTTCTACGGTTGCGACAGTTGAAGCAGGAAGTTGAGCACCTTTCACCATGAAAGATGTGAACTCAGAATCCCCACCGGCATAAGCTGGAAAATTAACTGTGCATTTGAACAGATTTGGTCTTGCTCCGCCTCCAGTTAATTTTGCTTTAAAATCGTCTACTCCTAAAATAGCCATAATTTTCTACCTCCTATATTAAGCACCAGCAATTTCATTAAATTCGACTCCAGTGCGGGTAGCAACGAAGTTAAGTGTAATGAAGTTGATTGAACGTGCGGGTTTAATGAATATATCAGCAACGAATCGATTAGTATCAATGACCTGTCCTGTGTTGTTTGTTTCATCACAAACGACTAAGAAATCAGTGACACCTCGACGGCCTTTAACGTCTCGTAAAAATGGTTCTACGAGATTACGGAATTGAGCGCGAGTGAATTCGTCGTTCAATTCGAATAAAGAGAATTTAGCAGCTGTTGATATCGCTTTTTCTAAAGTAATGAACAATCTACGAACATTAATTCTATCGAAAGCTGATGCTTTAGGCTGTGCTGTTTTATCTCCGAACAATATTGTACCTTGACCAGGGAATGTTACAAGAGGATTAACATTAGCTTTGTATAATGAATCTCTTGAACTTTGGTTAGGGTTGAATGCTAACTTGATGACTCCACGTAGGTTACCACGATTGAATCCTGCTGGAGAGAACCATGGGTCATTTGATGCGTCAGTTGCCGCACAAAGACCTGCGATGTGTCCTGCAGCTGGAATATACACATAGTTATCAGCATATTTATTATAAACATATACTGGTGTACTATCGACGACAGCATAACTCCCTATGGTATTTCCTAGAGCAGTTACAATCTTATCGGCGTATCCTGCACTTCCATCTGTGATTTTAGCAAGCTTGTTAGCTTCTGTGGTTTCTTTTTCTACTGCATTTCCAGATGCGTTACTTGGCTGAGAAATGAAAGCTACGCAATCTTTTCTAGTGAATGCAAGTGTTGCAACATCTGTATCCAAATCTTGTTTGAATACATCGCCTGAGTCATTGAACTGACCTGATTCTGCATAAAGTAGATTTACGTCTACTGTATCAACATCTGCGAAGAAATCTAAAGCAGTTTTATAAGCATCTTTATTAGGTGTACCATCTTGTCCTAACGTGAATGATTTTTGATATAAACCATTTTGGAATGTACCACCAGCAGCTATATCATCAGCTGATAGAATATCAGCAATATCATTAGTACCAGCTTCAACTTCAGCAACAGTTTTATCAGCATTAGTATATAGACCACCTTCTGCGGCGCCTAATTTATTAATGAAGATATATTGTGATGTGTTGTTGATAACATCGTAGTAGTATAATGAACTGCCATCATCTGTTTTAGCATCAGAACATAGTGATAACCCTTGGAATTTTTCTAGTACATTATTTTTTGTACCTGATAAAAGTCCATCTTCGTCAACGACAAGAACTTGAATTTCATCTTCAGTTCCACTTGTCGCATCAGATGTAACAGCAACACTTCCTGGTGCAGCATCAAAATTAGTTTCCATCAGATTAGCACCATGTTTACCAGAACCTATAGTGGCCGGTGAATCATTTGTTGTTGTACGTGAAGTGCTACCTCTTGCGATAAGAACCTTTAAGCTATTACCATAAGAACCTGGGCATCTTGCAGCAGCTACAACACCAGCATTTAAGCCATTAGCTTCGAAATCGTCCTCATTAAGAATGAGCATTCTTCCTGTTGTTGTTGTTAAATCTGCAGAGGTTGATGTACCTACAGATGCGGTTATTGTTTCGGTTGTTTGAATTGTTGTCAAGCCTGTTGTTAGAGGCTGAACAGCACGAGAAATTTTTAGAGTATTGCCATATTTGAGAAACGCTCCAGCCTGTAATACAGACCCCTGGTGCGTGCCATCTGGCTTTCCAAAAACCTCGGTGAGGTCGTTTTCAGAACTTACTGTGATAAGTTTTCCTACTGGACCCCAGTTGAATTTACCAGTATAACCACCAATCGATGTTGATAGCGCTGGTATTACGTTGGTCAAGTCAAGTTCTTTGACTTCGACGCCTGGAGAGACTAAGAATCCCATAATTTTTACCTTTTGTTTTCAGTTAATATTAATATGTTAAACATAATAAGAGTTTATTTCATACTACTATTTATACTTAAAGGTCTTTCCACGCCCTCTGCTGCTCTATCATATCCATATACTCGTCATCACGACCATTATTTGTCATAAATCCAAAGTCTAACATCTCATCTTCTGATAATTCTCTATCTTTATAAAGCATTTCTTTTAAACTAATATCATCAATATCACCAAAGGCATCTGTTGATACAAACCAAGAGAACATAACTAAATTCATTACCATATCATCGTGACATCCTTTGTCTGCTTCATAACTTGAACCCTTTGGAACAAATGAGGTTAATTCAGTAATTGTATCGATGTCACATACTTCCAATCCACTTTGTTCTAATAAATCTTTCATATTGGAACAACCTATTCTCTTCGTCTTTCTTGTCATTGTGCAACCGATACCATCAGAAGAAATAGCACTTTCAACAAAAGTATTTTCATATTCTAAATCATAATAGACACCATTACACACAACTTGACCAGCGTCATTACTTTCAATAACCACGACTGCTTCGTTATATTGTTGAGCCGTGTGTACGATCAAGTCTGGTAACAATAAAGGTGATATCATATTATTCCTATAAGTACAAACCTGTTTAAATGGTTTAGATGATATATCAAATACTGTAAATGTTGAATAGTCTTGGCCTCTTCCTTTTGAAACATCTACAGTCATTATATAAGTATGTTCTGATTGAGGTTCTTCGTATATCTTTATATTTCTGACAGTCTTTATCGGTTCTTTTGTTTTTAATCCTAATAAGCAATCAGCTGAAATAAGAGTCGTAGAACTACCAATAAATTCATTACCAAATTCTTGAGCAAATTGTGTCTCTGATGTATTGGATATAGTTTGTTTTTTCCAAGCTTCATCTCTACCTGGCACATCCCACCAATCAACTCTAAATGATATAAATTCATTTGCTTTCTGAACTGCACCTTCCCATATCTTATAAAACATATTACCGATTCCATTCGGTGTAGATGCGATAATCACTTTGGTTTCTTTACCAGATGAAATTACTGGATAAGTAGATGTATAGAAAGTAGAAGCATTCTCAACGAAAGCGAACTCGTCAAGGAATAGTAAATTAACAGATTGACCACGAATAGAAGATGCTGATGTGGCCGCTGCTATTATTTTAGAATTATTTGAAAATTCAATAGAACCTTTATTCAATACTCTACAACCTGGCTGTAAAAAGAACGGAAGGTTCTCCAAAGCCAAAGTGATTCTTGCCAACATTTCTCTTGCAGTGGCTCCTTTATTGGCCAATACTGCAACCATTTTTTCGGGGTGAAAGATAGCATACCATAGAATATAAACCACTGATGAAATAGATTTACCAGATTGTCTACAAGCAAGAACAACAGAGAATCTATTATTATTGAAATGTTCAAACATCTTCTCTTGGTATGGTTCC